GCATAGTTAAAATTTATCCTCCACTGTACATAACGCTCTGGATTTGTTGAGATTGCAACACTGTTGTCAAATGCCGCATTTGGTATTCCTGGATCGTCCTGATCAAAAAGTGTGTCGTCAAAAGGTGTAAAATTTTCCCAACCCAAATCAGTCTCAGTGGTTATTAGAAGTGTTCTATTTTGTAAATCTGTAATGCCATCTATTCCACCATTTGCCGCTAAGAATACATCAACAAATTGGTTGTTTATATCGCTAAACTTCAGTGTATCTTCAACTAAGTCAGTTGCACCAATATCAGCAAGTGTAAAGAAAAAGTTCTGTGCAGTTTTTGCAGGAACATTGAATACCACGTTGCCAACATCGTCTCCATTGTTACTGACACCAAGCACGTCTCTTGAACTTTGATTTGCCTGTTGTGGCAACACACCAGAAGTTCCTGGAACACTTTGTATCCAAAAATTTCTACCACCTGTGTTCACATCAAATACGTAATTTCCTTCTCGCACCAATGTTAGTGTCGGAAGACTCCCTGCTTCGCCTGAAAAATTGTAACCATCGTTGTATGTAACATCAAATGTATCAGTTGTTGGTACACCATTCGAAAATACATCTACACTGTTTGGTCCTGCTGGTACCCAATAGTACTGGCCAAAATTAACAAACTTGTCAAAATCAACCATTGGATCAAAACTATAATGTTCACTTTGTAAGAGTCTATCATCACGTGTTACATTTGCTCCTTGCATCTGTAAACTATCAATGATTCCAGGATATGTAATTGCATTCTCAACAGTACTCGTGTCTGTTTTTAGTTGTACAACTCCAGGCTCTAGTTGGTAATCAGTTCTTGTTTGTGTTGGCTCAAGAACATAACTGTCTGATGCAGTTACTCCAGGGCCAATCTTGCGTCCAATATAACCTTCAGTAGGTTTTAACTTGGGATTTTGTGTTAACTGGTCAAGAGTACTTCTTAGAAGTTGTTTGTTTGCTGGAGTTTGAAAGATTTCTGGTAAAAAATCTTCAGAGCGTATACGCTTAGCCATAGTTTATACTACTCCACTGTTTGATGCAGTTCTAAGTTGACTACTGGTTAATGCATCTATAACTTCTACATCATTCACAGTTGCCGCATTAGTAAATATTTCATTTGACTGTGAACGTATCTCATACAAATCTCCAAAAGATTTAAGAGGATTTGTTGGAACAAGTACAACAGTACTAATTATACTTCCGAGTTGTTCATGCAAGTAACTACTTAATTCACTAAAGAAGAAAGTATCACCAAAATCCCAATTGTCAATGGTAAAATACTGATTAATTGCATTTATCACTTGACTTTTTATTTCACTAGTGCTAACTGTACTAGTTGCATTCTTTACACATTTAATTGTTGCTCTAAGTTCAGTCGCTGCTTTTGTACCAAATAAAGGTTTAAACGTCAAACTGTTTAGTATAATATTATCACTGATCATCTTGTATTGATCAAGTGTGCTATACGCAGTAGTAAGTTCTTCAATTGTTGGTTGAGCTGGTTCTTTCACTGTTCCAGTTGTATCTCTAATGTAATTTTGATATGAATTATAATATGCTTGGGTAAGCAAAAATATATCAATTATGTTGGTTGTACCTGGATCAATACGTCTGCTTAATGGAGCATTGTGCCTATACTGAAAGTTCAAGTCTTGTCTACCAACAAATGTCTGATAACCACTTACTTCAGAAATAGTTCTTACACCATCATATGCAACTGTTAGTTTGTAAAACTTTTTATCTGTGTATGCATAAAACACCTGTGCATCATTATATTCACTTTTAACTAATTCAATAGCATCTTTGGTTGCAAGTGTGCCGTTTACTATGCCGCTTGCTAGAGGAATATATCTTTCTAGGTTATCAAAATCAATTGTTTGTTGTAGATAGATTCTTTTGCTATTTGGATTTGTGTCCGGTGCAACCAATGTTTCAAAATAATCTGGATTATCCGGAACCCCGTCGTTGTCTGAATCTTTGTATGAAATCCTTACTCTAAAATCGTCAATGAAACCATCAGATTCAACCGGTTGCCCAATAATATCTAGTATCTCATCACTGTTTAAAGGTGTGCTTGTATCTGGGGCATTGTTTGTTTTTAAAACATTGATAAAATCGTTTATTACTTTTCCAGTTTTTGGATCATAAACTTTCTGTGTTCCATCATAAAAGAAACGAGTCTCTAGTACACTTGCCCAATACCTGTCTAAACTTCTTGAACTGACAGTATAGGTTACACCATCTGTTTGAAAGTCAACTAACCACGAGTTATCCAAGCCTGTTCCGCTTGTGTTCTGTGCATTTCCTAAACTAAAAGTAACACTGCTATCTAAGTTGGTTGAAGTAATCACATACCAAACTTGGTTTAGGTTATCATATCCAAGTCCAAAGTTTCTGTAAAGTTCAATATTGTCTCTCATGACAGTTTCAATGGCAGTTGGTAAATCTGTAACAAAGTTTACAATTACTTGTGTTGGCACTGCAAGTGATGGGATAAAATTGTTTAATGTCACTGGTCCTGTTCCATCAGCATTGTTTCCAACGCCAAAGTTTGTGCCATCAAGTTCTAGTGCAGTAACAGTTGCCCATAGTTCAGTTTTATCACCAGGAAGTGTTGCAGATCCTACCTTGAGTCTATTAAGATTATTAAAGACATAACCAGCTGGTGGAACAAACTTAATTAACCCACCTTGTGCAATATATTTTTTGTTATCACTTGCTTGTGAACCAACCGGTGCTGGTGCACCACTTGCAACAAATTTAAAAAACCCTGTAGTTTCGTTGTTTGATGTTGTACTTTGCGACCATTCTAAATTCAGTGTTGTTAGACTTGGACGAAGGAAGTTTTCATAGTAAAACTCCTGCATTCCTCTACTGGAAAGCACAGGCTCTACTTGGTTTATAATAACATCTGTGATGTCATTTTGATCAATAAATGTAAATGTAAAACTAGGTACTTCTGTATTTTCGTATACCATTCCATCAGATGCAAACACGTTGGTACTTGAATATTTTCCAGTGATGTCAACTAAATCCAAGTATCTACTAGTACCAATTGAGCTGCGATTAACTGCCTTAGACTTGATTATAGTTGAATATAGTGTATATGGAAAATTGTTGTAGTCTTCGCCATTAACCATTCTGTTTTGCGTGTAATATCTTGCTGGTGCTCTTTGCTTGATATCGTTAATATTTTCTCTACTGGCAGCATTGCTAACAGGTTGTGTCAATGCACAGGTAAGAGTGAGTGTTTCGTTTCTTCCAGTTTTTGAAACATAACCAATACTAAGAGTAACATTTTGCATTTCGTCTGGGTTGATGATATAGTTCAAACCATTAGATGAACGCACATAAGTTCTAAAAGTGCCAACTGGAATACTGCTAAACACTCCGTCACCAAAGTTCAAATTGATTTGATCATTTGTTCTTGAAGTAATAGTAAAATACCTACGTTGTTCTGGAGTTAGCTCTTCGGTGGAACCTGCATAGATATTTTCAACTTTTTTCCACTCGCTTTGAATTATGTTCTGTGCATTCAGTTGGTATAGCCATGTATCTTCGTTGTTGATTCCTTCAATGTTGACATTAACAACTCTGTTGCTTATTCTTTCACCAAGATTAAACTGTTGATCTTGTAAACTACCTTGTTTGAAGTAAAAAAAGTAACCAGTGTTTGCACTAGCGTAACCTTGTTTATCGTTTCTATATAGTATATTCAGAGCGCCGTTTGGTGCTGGTGCTGGTTCATACAAATATGTTTCATCTAAACTTGTTGCACTCACTGCTTCAAATGTCATGTTAGTTCCATTTACAATTTGACTAAATGGTATAACTGGTAAAAATCCCTGTATTAAATTTAATGTGTATTCATCTGTTTGCACACCGAGTAATGTTTGGCTATTACCCGGACGCCCAAATCTTTGGCTTCCGTTTAATGCCGCATTAACAATCACTGTAAACTGTTCTAGCCAATTTGCATTTGTTGTATCGTTCCAGTTAACTGTGATGTTTGAAAGGTTTACACCAGTAAAGTCAATTACACCTTCTGTAGTGCTTATACTTTGTACTTTGATAAAACCTTGTGCCGCCGTATTTCGTTTTGGAGTATAACTTACTAGTTCAGCAAGACGTACTACACTGTCTCGTCTTTCAGCAGTATCAATGAAGTTTTCTCTAGTGTTTAAATCGTTACGGAAACTACCTGCTTGTCCCATAAACGCCATAACATCTAGCAGAGCAATAAACTCACTTGATTCAATATAGTCGTTAAAACTTTCAGGATAGTATAAACGAATGTAGTCTATAAAGCTCTTGCGAAGTGTTTCAAAGTCATAACTCTGAAAGTCTGCTTCACGATATGTTTGGTAGATTCTTTTCCAATCTTCAACACCAAATATGCTGGTTTGTCTTGTAGTTTTAGCCATGTGTATCTATCCTTACCTTGTATTTATGAACAAAATAAACTGGGTAGTTTATACTACACGTCTGAGTAAGCGGCTCGCATTGTTTCATTATTAAAGAATATGTTTAGAAGTTCGCCTTGTTGCCCACTTACTGTGTCAACTTCAAGTTCAATTAGGATTCCGTTTTCTTGTGGATAAACATTTACATCTGCCACTTGTATTCTTGGGTCTTGTGCAACCACACGTTGTATTTCTTTAATGATTGCTTTGTTTGTTGGTTCCCCTTGTGGTTCAAAAATAAGTGTGAACATTGTTGTACCCACATTAGGACGCCCTGGCATTTCACCTTGACGTATAGTCAATGCATTCAATAGATCACGCTTGATCAAGTCAAAGTCTGTGACTGTATAGTTTTTGTACTGATTAATTGTACTATATCCGGTGAACGTTGCCATACTGTATTTAGTGTCCTAAATTAGGTGCTTATTACACCATTGACTTTTTTGCTTGCAACAACGGTCTCTAATGCAGTATCAATTGATGTACGAACAGTTGTGCCAACCACTCCTCCACTACCAGTGGAAAATCCTTGTATCTCGTTGCTGAGCTTTTGTTGTGCTAGTTGTATAGAATACTGGCCGCCTCTAACCAATTCACTCATTTGGTTACTGGTTATAGGAGAACTGTTTGCTCCAGCAAATGTTTCGCCAAGTGTTGAGGCTCCGTCCTGCCATTTTTTCACTGCATCTACACCAAATTTACTTGCTCCGCTAATAAGTCCACCAAGCGATGCTTCGTCTTCAAGTCCAGTTACTATTCCTGCATTTTGCAGTTCACCTAAGCCCTTGTTGAATAAATCAGTTTTAGTAATATCTTGCAGTGCTTCGTTGTTTAGGAAATCACTTACTCCATTGATTCCTTGAGAACCAGTCCACACACT